CCGCCGACAGCCTGTCCGTAGACCGGAACTCGAAACCCGACCTGTGTAACCCTTTCTCCTATCTGAGCATTGGACACCGCCGCAGGTGCCGTATGTTCGCTCGGGATCGCTGGCATTTCGTCGGAAGGAGGCGTTCCCTTCCCGTGGAGATACCAGTCTGCATCACCGCCGAGCAGGTTGGATAGTCCTTCTAGCTTATCAATTGCCGGCTTGGTCGCGCCGCTTTCCCAGTTGGCGACGGAGACGCGATTGATGCCGAAGTGCTTGGCAACGTTCTGTTGCGTAAGCCCTTTGCGCATTCGCGCCCGGAGAATTCTCTGGCCAATCGTGCTCATGGTGCCTTGTAGGGAATCCCTACTTTATCCACACCTACTTTTTTGCTTGACGACGTAGGTAGGGCTCGCCTACTACTGTAATCCATGATCACCATCGTCAAACAGGCAGCGGAGAAGGCGGGGGGCGTAGTAGCGCTCGCACGTGAACTCGGCATCGAACATCCCAGCCTGCATTCCTGGAAGAAGGTGCCGGCGAGCCGTGTCCTCGACATGGAGCGGATCACAGGGATCTCGCGGCACGACATTCGCCCGGACATCTTCGGCGAAAAGCCTGAGGTGGCGGCATGAACCTGATGGCCCCCATCGAACAGTCGGCAAGCCTTCCGGCAATGCTCCAGCAGGCTTCCAACCGCCTCGCTAACGCGACCACGGCGGCTGAAATCCTCGAAGCCAAAGTCTCCGCTGAGATCGTCTACGACGAAGCCAAGCGGGCTCGCCGTCTGGCGGACGCCAAGGGCGCACACGACACGGTGACGGCGGCAGCTCTCCGGGCGCAGGCCGATGCGAACGAGATCATCGCTCAGGCTCAGCGCCGGTTGGCGGATGAATACGACGCGGCGCAAGAGCGCGGCGAGGTTTCCTCTGGCCGCCCGAAAAGTCTTCCCGACGGGAATACTTCTTCGACTGTTGCGGATATTGGGCTCACCTCCAAGGAAGTGCACCAAGCTCGCCAATTTCGGGATGCGGAAGTAGCCGATCCCGGCATCACACGCCGCGCTCTCGATGGGATGCTGGAACGCGGGGCAGAGCCGACAAAGGCCGCCCTCCGACGCGAGATCATCGAAGCTTCGAAGATGGGATTGCAGGGCCGTACAGGCTCGCCAGCGCCATCGAACAAGAACCCGATGTATCGCGCCCCGACCGAGGCCGGAAAGGCTTGGACGCACCTCTACGGCGTCTGCCGCGCCTTCGCGGAATGGGCGACCGACGAGAACATGAACCGCGCCGCCCAAGGGTTGCGCGAACGCGACGACAGCCAAGTCGCGAACATCCATGCCGTCCAGAAGGCGGCAGCCCTTCTCAATGAATTTGCGGAGAACCTTGATGCTCACTGACAAGCTGCGCCTATTCTACGAAAGCGTTCACGAAGCGATGCAGGACGTGGGCACCAGCGCCCCGCGCATTGCGGATCGCGTCATCACCAACGCATTCCCCGATACTGCCGATGCGGCGGAACGCGAGGGCGCGGACAAGATGCTTCGCGATGGCGTCGTTGCGTTTGTCACCAACTATCTCAAGCGACACGCCGATCTCCCCGCGATTGGGCAGGCCGACTTCTACGATATTTCGCCCGAGTTCGCGGACATTGCCGGCAAACTCCAAAGCTTGAGCCATTACGTCCCGACGCTCCAGCAGCACATGTCGGTCGGCTTTCTGGTGGCGCACCCCGACTTCCTCGATGAAGCCCGCAAGTTCAAGCGCCAGAAGGGCGAAGAAACGCTCGCAGAGGCCACGGTCCTTGATGAGTTGTACGACGCCGTAACTGGCCGGCTGGTGTGACCACGCTCCACACCATAGCCGAGATCATGGCCGCCTGGACCGCGATCTCCTGCCTCTGCGGCCTGTTCATGGGCCGGTTCATCGCCTTCGGAATGGGAGAACGTCATGACCGCTGAACAGCTTGGCTGGCTTCTGCTGGCAGTTTCCATCGCAGGCATTGCGGCGAGCTTCGCCATCGCGAACATCGGGCTCGGCCTGTTCTCCGCGTACATCGCCGTCCTGATGGTGTTCGGCATCGTCGGCCAGCGGGTGCAGGCATGAGCCCGATCAAGCGCGAAGTCGTCATCGGCGATTGCCGGCTGCTGCTGGCCGACATGAGCGAGATCGTCCCGACGCTGGGCGTGTTTGATGTGTGCCTCACAGACCCGCCGTATGGGCTGAAGATATCCAGCAATCCTGTGCGTCAGGCGCACGATCGACAGAACTGGGACGACGCCCCGCCATCTGCGGCCATCTTCAAGATGCTGCTTCAACATAGCCGCGAACAGATCATCTGGGGAGGGAACTATTTCGGTCTCCCGGCCAGCCAGTGCTTTCTGGTGTGGGACAAAAAGCAGCCAGAGAATTTCTCTTTGGCGATGTGCGAAATGGCATGGGCGTCCCGATCCCAGCCGGCAAAGATGTGGCGGCAGTCGGTAACATCTTATGCCAAAGAGCACCCGACCCAGAAGCCAGTAGAGCTTATGGAGTGGTGCATCGGCATCGCGAAAGGCTGCGGCACGGTCCTCGACCCGTTCATGGGCAGCGGCACGACCGGCGTTGCGTGCGCCAAGCGCGGGATGTCGTTCACCGGAATTGAGCTTCACGAACCCTACTTCGACGCGGCCTGCGAGCGCATCCGCAAGGCATACGCGCAGCCCGATATGTTCGTCGCCGCGCCCGAGCCCAAGGCGGTCGGCTACACGGCCATCACCCGCAACGGCAAACCCGCTGCCGATGGCCCCCGCTACAAGGCGCTGGGCAACAGCATGGCCTGCAACGTCATGCGCTGGATCGGCCAGCGGATCGAGCACGTCAACGCCATCGCTGCGTCCATCAAGTCGGAGGCCGCATAGATGGCCTTCATCTCTCGTCTTCATGGCGCTCCAAAACTCCAAGCGCCCATTCCAGCCAATCTGGCAGAGACCGCTCGCCAGCCTTCCATCGCCGCACCGTGCGCGCATCAACGCGAACACGGCGGGCAAGGGGAGACTGCCATTCGGAGCCGTAAAGGGCTGTGGCACGGGCTTCCAGTTCGGCGGGGGTCATGCGTACAGATCCGCGAAGACTTCCTCGCACCAGCCTTTAGCGGCTTCCAGCGTGCGGAAGCCCGTCATGGCGAAGTCGGCTGCTTCGGGGAACTTCTCGACGGCAACCTTCTCGGCATGAACGTCAAAGGCTCCGTCCTTGGCCTGCCGGATGCTGGCGAGCGCTGCGAAGAAGTCGCTGCGGCCAACCGTCCAGACGGGGACGATGGGGAGCTTGGCGAAGGTCATTTCGATGGCGGCGGTTGCGTTGGTCATCGTGTTTCTCCGTGTTCCGATACCCAACAACATAGGACCAATGGCCCTACGTGTCAACAGGGTCTGGAACGGAAAATTTGCATCCCATTCGGTCGCGTTCCCCCCTCCCACGCGATCGATAAGCCAGCGGTGGCGTTCCTCCCCGCCACCGCTGGCGACCTCGCCAGCATCGGGGCAGGTGCTGGCAAGATTGCAGATTGGGGCGCAGCAGGATCGATTGCCGGGGGCTTCTTGTCCTTTCACCCCGGCGGTCTCCTGAGCCGCGCTGTTCACCCCGTTCCCAGCCACGGGGCCAATGAAAGGCTGGGACAGTTTCTCGATACGTGCGCGGTTCCTGCGGCTGCTGCATTTGCGCGCCTCCAGGTAGTCGCTGAATTCGTCCGGGCTCGGCTTGCCGGCCTTCCCGGTCTCGCGCGGATTGCCGTCCAGCGCGTTGGTGCCGCCCTTGCCGGGGCGGTCTTGCAGGTCAAACAGGTCTGGTTGGGCCGTGTTCTCCATGCCCGAATAATTGGCATGGGAGATCCCGATGACCGTGGATCGATGGTCCAAGAACTTGGATCGGAACGAGAAGATGCACGCTGACGCTCTGGCCCCCCAGCTCATCCGGCAGTGCGCCGGGCCGCGCGGGCATGACGAGCCCGTCAAGGTTCTGTGGGAGCGCGCCTTCAATGCGCTGCACCGCGTCAATGATCGATGGACCCGCCGCAGGGTTCGCGCCGTCTGGCAGGGCGAAGCCCGCCGCATCGAATGGGACGAGATGCTCGAGATGGCGAAGGTCGCCGAGCTTCAAAAGGCGAGGAAAGATCATGCCGAATATTTGGCAGAAACCGCGCGGGTGGCGGCGCTTCGTGTCGCTCTTGAGGCGGCTCAGATGGGCTGAGCGCTCGCGCAAGATCGGTGCGGCCATCGCTGTCTGGATCGCGCCTGAAACCAAGGAGGACGACTGATGCGTAGATCCATTACCCCGCTGAGCGCCGACGAGGTTACCGCGATCCTTGCCTACTATGCAGACGGCATGTCGCAGGGCCAGGTCGCCAAGAAGACCGGACGCTGCCGCGCGACAGTGCATCTGTACGTCACGAAGGCGGGTATGGCTCGGCCTCCAAAGGGCCTCGCAGAGGGCACGCCGGAACTGGTCAAGCGGTTCGCCGAACTGCGCAGCGAGGGGCATACGCTGGCGAGGGCGGCGCGCATCGTCAACAGCGAAGCGGGCACGAGCTACGATGCCAGCACGTACCGCGATGCCATGATGAAGATGGGGCTGACGGTAGATGAGCCGCGGGCCGCACCCGCGCGATCGGCCAAGACTGAGGTCATCTTCCACGACCTCGTCATCCGCGTTGTTCCCTCGACCGAGTACGAGCATGTGGGCGAAAGCGCGTTTGCTCCCGTCTCCCTCTCTGCCGGTGTGCGGGTTCTGGAGGTGGCGGCGTGAGCGCTACCCGTCCCGCGCTGCGATGGCATGGCGGCAAGTGGATGCTGGCGCCGTGGATCATCAGCCATCTGCCGCCGCATCGCGTCTACGTGGAGCCTTTCGGCGGCGCAGGATCCGTGCTGATCCGCAAGCCGCGGTCCTATGCCGAGGTCTGGAACGATCTCGATGGCGAGGTCGTCAACCTGTTCCGCGTCCTGCGTTCGGATGATGCAGACCGTCTAGTTGCGCTGCTGAAGGCCACGCCGTTCGCCCGCGAAGAGTTTGTCGAGGCTTATCAGGAGACCGCTGATGCGGTCGAGCGTGCGCGGAGGCTGATTATTCGCTCCTTCATGGGGTTCGGCTCGAACGGCCACAACAAGGCAACCGGGTTCCGGTCGAACAGCAACCGCAGCGGCACAACGCCAGCACATGACTGGACGAATTACCCCGATGCGCTGAGCGCGATCATCGAAAGGCTGCGCGGCGTGGTGATCGAAAGCCGCGATGCAACGGCATTGATGGTGCAGCACGACGGCGCCGACACGCTGTTCTATGTCGACCCGCCTTACGTCATGTCCACCCGCTCTGATGCCGGGCATGACTACGCGCACGAGATGGACGACGAGGCACACGGCGCGCTTCTGGTGACCCTGCGCGGCCTGTCCGGCATGGTCGCTCTCTCCGGCTATCCCTGCGAGCAATACGATGAAGCCCTGTCCGGCTGGCGTCGTGTCGAGCGTGCCGCTCTCGCTGACGGAGCTGCAAAGCGGACGGAAGTGCTCTGGATCAATCCGCAGGCTTCCGAGCGCCTCGATGCGGTGCGGATGCCTCTCTTCGGGAGCGCTGCATGACCCAGCAATCCTACGAGATCCTGATCACCACCCCCGGCGACAAGCCCATCACCCGCGAGGCTCTGAAGACTGCTGTTGAGCGAATGCCGGAGCTGCAGGAGGGCTCGAAGGTCCGCGTGACGGAGATGTGGCCGGGAGCACTCAAATGACGACGGCTGGCAAACGTCTCATTCGGGCGGCAAAGCAGGCGCGATCCATGGTGGACGAGACGGCGATCCATGTCTCGATCCTGACCTATCTCCGCGAAGTTCTGCCCGACACCCACAAGGTGCTGCACATTCCAAATGCGCCGAGGTCGGCAATCACCGGCGCCAAGCTGAAGCGCATGGGCATGATGGCCGGCGCACCGGACTTGCTGGTGCTGCGCCCCGCTGGCCGCATCGCCTTCATCGAGGTCAAGGCAGAGGGCGGCAGGCTTTCACCGGAGCAGAAGGCATTCCGCGACTGGTGCATCTCGATGGGCGTGCCTCATTGCACCGCACGCAGCATCGAGGACGCGCGGGATTTCCTCAGCGACGAACGATTTCCAACGAAAGGATCGAGCCAATGAGTGACAGGGAAGAAGGCGCCGACGAGATCGTCGGCAAGTACGCGAAGTTCATCAATGCGCGGCCGATGCTCGTCTCGCTTCTCTACGACATCGACATGATGCCTGAGCAGTGCGTCACGCGCGCAGGGGCGATCCGCCTCGCTGGGCTGTGTGAGGTTTGGAAGATGGGCGAGGAAGGAAAGTTGTCCGCGCCCGCTGAGAAGGAGGCAAGTCTATGAGCACCGA